CGACCAACAGCTTTTACCAGGTGTTGTCGGCTGATGCCTATTCCAAGCACGGGTTCAACGTGAGCGGGGTCATCTTCGATGAGCTGCATACCCAGCCGAACCGGAAACTGTTTGACGTTATGACGAAGGGCTCCGGCGATGCCCGGATGCAGCCGTTGTATTTCCTGATTACCACGGCAGGCACCGATACCCACAGCATCTGTTACGAGACGCATCAAAAAGCAAAGGATATCCTGGAAGGCCGGAAGATAGACCAGACCTTCTATCCAGTCATCTATGGTGCGGATGAAAGCGAGGACTGGTCAGACCCGAAGGTGTGGAAGAAGGCGAACCCGTCCCTGGGTATCACGGTGTCCATCGACAAGGTGAAGGATGCGTTCAACTCCGCAAGGCAGAACCCTGGGGAGGAGAACGCTTTCCGCCAGCTCCGGCTGAATCAGTGGGTGAAGCAGAGCATCCGCTGGATGCCTATGGACAAGTGGGATGCCTGCGCGTTCCCGGTGGATGCGGATGAGCTGGAGGGGCGTATCTGTTACGGCGGCTTGGATCTGTCCAGTACCACGGACATCACGGCCTTCGTGCTGGTGTTCCCGCCTTTGGACGAAGATGACAAATTCCAGGTCCTTTCCTTCTTCTGGATACCGGAAGAGAACCTGGAACTGCGAGTACGCCGTGACCATGTTCCCTATGACGTTTGGGAACGGCAGGGTTTCCTGCAGACCACGGAAGGCAATGTGGTGCATTATGGTTACATTGAAAAATTCATCGAAAAATTAGGTGAGCGGTATCACATCCGGGAGATTGCCTTTGACCGCTGGGGCGCTGTGCAGATGGTGCAGAACCTGGAGGGTATGGGCTTCACCGTGGTTCCTTTCGGGCAGGGTTTTAAGGATATGAGCCCGCCGACCAAGGAACTGATGAAGCTGACGCTGGAGCAGAGAATCGCCCATGGCGGGCAGCCTGTCCTGCGGTGGATGATGGACAACATCTTCATCAAGACGGACCCGGCCGGGAATATCAAGCCGGACAAGGAAAAATCTACTGAAAAGATTGACGGGGTGGTGGCCACGGTCATGGCGTTGGACCGGGCGATTCGCTGCGGGAATGATGCAGGTGAGAGTGTTTATGATGACAGGGGGATACTGATGATATGAATTATGGCGCAAAATTCATGAGTATTTTTGGCAAACTGTTCCATTCTCGGGACAAACCTACGAACTCAATATCCAGTACCCTGCAGTACTACTTTGGACGGAGCGCGGCAGGGCAGACGGTGAACCAGCGCACAGCCATGCAGGTCACGGCGGTGTACGCCTGCGTAAGGATTCTGGCAGAATCTATCGCTGGACTGCCGCTGCATGTGTACCGCTACAAAGACAAAGGAAAAGAGATGGTCACCGACCATCCGTTATACCCATTGCTCCATGACGAGCCGAACCCCGAGATGACCAGCTTCATCTTTCGGGAGACCCTCATGGGGCATTTGCTTTTGTACGGCAATGCCTATGCCCAGATCATCCGTGACGGGTACGGCAGGGTGAAATGGCTGTACCCCCTGATGCCCGACCGGATGGATGTACGGAGGGACGATGCCGGACAGCTTGTCTACACCTACACCCGTTACCTGGATGAGTTCGGCGGGAAACAGCGGTTTGAGGAAGTAAAACTCCGGCCTGACCAGGTACTGCATATTCCCGGCCTTGGGTTTGACGGCCTCATAGGTTATTCACCCATCGCCATGGCGAAGAATGCCATCGGCGTTTCCATGGCAGCGGAGGAGTTTGGGTCCACGTTCTTCGCCAACGGGGCGACGCCCAGCGGATTGTTGGAACACCCCGGTGTGGTGAAAGACCCTGAAAAATTACGGCAGAGCTGGCATGCACAGTTCAGTGGGAAGAACAGCCACAACGTGGCGGTGCTGGAAGAGGGCATGACCTACAAACCCATGTCTGTGCCGCCCAACGACGCGCAGTTCCTGGAGACACGGAAATTCCAGATCGATGAGATCGCCCGTATCTTCCGGGTGCCACCCCACATGGTGGGCGATCTGGACAAATCCAGCTTCTCCAATATAGAGCAGCAGTCCCTGGAATTCGTGAAGTACACACTGAACCCCTGGGTCATCCGCTGGGAACAGGCGATGCACAAAGCATTGCTCCTGCCCTCGGAAAAGCAACAGTACTTCATCAAGTTCAATGTGGACGGCCTCTTGCGTGGCGATTACCAGAGCCGGATGAACGGTTATGCGGTAGGCCGGCAGAACGGGTGGCTGTCCACCAACGACATCCGGGAGATGGAAAACCTCAATCCGATATCCGAAGAGGAAGGTGGCAACCTGTACCTGATCAACGGGAACATGACCAAGCTGAAGGACGCGGGGCTGTTTGCCAACAGGAAACAGCCGATACAAGAAAACGGAGGTAACAACAATTGAAAAAGAAATTCTGGAACTGGGTGCGGAACGAGGATACCGGCAGCCGTACCCTTGTACTGAACGGGCAGATTTCTGATGAGACCTGGTTTGGCGATGAAGTCACACCGGGTCTTTTTCGTGATGAGTTACAAAGCTGCGAAGGGGACATCACGGTATGGATTAATTCACCGGGTGGGGATGTGTTCGCTGCGGCGCAAATCTACAATATGCTGATGGAATATCCCGGCAATGTGGACGTCCGTATCGACGGTATCGCGGCTTCGGCCGCATCGGTCATCGCCATGGCGGGGAACAAGGTTTCCATGTCCCCGGTGGCCATGATGATGATCCACAATCCCATGACCGTGGCCATGGGAGACAAGAAGGTCATGCAGCAGGCCATCGATATGCTGGATGAGATCAAGGAAAGCATCATCAATGCCTATGAACTGAAGACGGGACAGACCCGGACGAAGATTGCCCACATGATGGACGCCGAGACCTGGTTCAACGCCAAGAAGGCGGTGGAGCTGGGATTCGCAGACGACATTTTGTACGCCGGTGATTCCAATAAAAAAGAAGTGCCGGAGGCAGTGCTGTTCGGCAGGCTGACGGTCATCAATTCTTTTTTGGGCAAGTTCAACATTATCGACAAACCGGCAGAGCCGGACAACCGTGTAGATGCCGCACCATTAAAGGAGCGGCTTGATTTATTGAGTCATTAAGGGAGGAAACTACTATGGCTATGACTATTAATGAAATGCTGGAAAAACGCGCAAGGCTGTGGGAATCCACGAAGAAATTTTTGGAGGACCACATCGACAAGGACGGGAAGATGACCGCTGCCGACGCCGAAGCGTATGAAAAGATGGAGGCAGACATCAAGGAGATGACCAGGACCATCGACCGCCTGAACAAGCAGGCCGAGATGGACAAGAAGTTCGCGTTGCCGACTTCCAGTCCGCTTACGGGCAAACCGCAGACTGCAGTACCGGGTACGGTTGAAAAGAAGGGTACGGCATCCGATGCGTACAAGAATGCGATGCTGACCGCTCTCCGTTCCAATTTCCGCAAAGTTGAGGATGTGCTGCAGGAAGGTATCGACGAAAGCGGCGGCTATCTGGTGCCGGATGAACTTGATGGCCGGTTAGTGGATGTGCTGAAGGAAGAAAACATCATGCGTGGTTTGGGCCATCCGCTTACCACCAGCGGCCAGCACAAAATCAATCTCGTTGCATCCAAGCCTGCAGCGTTGTGGATCGAGGAGGGTGGTGCGCTGACCTTCGGCGATGCGGCCTTCGACCAGAAGTTCCTGGACGCCCACAAACTGCATGTGGCCATCAAGGTCACCGAGGAACTTTTGTACGACAACGCTTTCCAGTTGGAAAACTGGATAATCGAAGAATTCGGCAAGGCGCTGGCCAACGCAGAGGAAGACGCCTTCCTGAACGGTGACGGCAACGGCAAGCCGAACGGCCTGTTCAAAGACGCCCAGACCGGGGTGACCATTGATTCCGTGGACATTACGGCGGATGACGTTATCGACCTGGTGTACAGTCTGAAACGCCCGTACCGCAAGAACGCATCCTTCATCACCAATGACGGTACGCTGGGCGTGATCCGCAAGCTGAAGGACGACAATGGGAACTATCTGTGGCAGCCTTCGCTGCAGGCGGGGCAGCCGGACACCCTGTTGGGTTACTCCATCCATACGTCCCAGTTCGCACCGGTCCTGGCTGCGGGGAATGTGGCGATGGCCTTCGGTGATTACAACTACTACAACATCGGTGACCGTGGCCGCAGGGCATTCCAGGAACTGAAGGAACTGTTCGCCGGCAACGGTATGGTCGGCTTTGTGATGAAGGAACGTGTGGACGGCCTGTTGATCCTGCCGGAAGCCGTTCAGCTGTTGAAGGTTGCGGCAGGCTGAAATAAGGAAGGGTGATGGTCATGCTTCTGGAACTGGAGGAAGCGAAGAACTACCTGCGGGTAGATACTGACGAGGAGGACGGCCTGATTACAGGCCTGTCCCAATCGGCAGAAAAACTGTGCATGGATGTGGCCCGGATAGAAGATGCAGAAGATTTTGCATCTCTTGGGGATACGGCGAAGACCGCAGTTCTGTATGCGACAGCTTATCTGTACGAACACCGGGAGGAAGCGGACCATCACGCACTGACCCTGACCCTCCGCTCCCTGTTGTTCGGGGTGCGGAAGGAGGGGTTTTAAGATATGGACATTTCCAAACTCCGGCACCGGGTCACGGTGCTGAAAAAGACCCTCGGCACGGATATCGGGCTG